TGCGGAAGCTCGGCCCGTACACGCGTTGCATCATCCGGTCCAGAGCGCTTCGCGCAGAAGCCTTCTCGGACTCGATCAGTGAGTCGATGGTGCTCTTTGGGATCTTGAATCCTCCCAGCGACTCGAACAGATACGCATCAAACTCCGTTCCAAGAGCGATCACCCGGGCTGCCGCGTCGAGACGTCGAGCCTTGACCAGGTTGCCAATCTGGCGCCAGAGCTTCGCCTGTTCCTGCGCGACGATCTTCTTGATCTTCATGATCTGCTGGCGACGGATCTTCGCGCTGATCGTGTCCTTCGTGTCCAGCTTCTTGATCTGCTTGTTGATGTCAATCCGTGTCTGCGCCAGAAGCTCCAGCACTTCGCGTTCGGTCCGCTGGACAGTCTCCAACTGCTGAACGCGCCATTGACGTGCGTTCGCCTGACGGGCCATCATCCCTCCAAGTGCGATTTGATATCGGCCTCGGTGATGTGAATCACTGGCCCGGCCTGAGAGAGCTTCGATCCAATGCGCGCAGATTCAATCCATGACTGCAACCGAGCGATTGCCACGCTTGACGTAATCGAGGCTTCGCGGAGCAACGAGTGGATGTCGGCTTCTGGAAGTCCAATGGTAATGCGAGTCTTCGGCGCCCCTACTATGCTGGACGCGACTTCATCTGAAATATGAATAGACTGCAGCAGATCTTCGCTCGGAGATCCAGCAATAGCAGCGCAAGGCCTGTCGATAATCTCGACTACCGGCGCAGGCGGGTCCTCTTGCAGGAGGCTTCCGAGAACAGCAGATGGAGCACTTCCATCCACAATCACGCTGATAGATGTGGATTCAATCGCCTGGCCCGATACCGCGCCTAGGGGTAGGTCTCGCGCCAAGACATCAAACAGGACCGATACAGCTGACCCCGAGGAAGCGACCGCAGCGAAGTTCGCATCTGGGACTATCACATCATTGCCAACAGATTCCGCTGGCAGCCCCGCTACCGACGCATACGCTGTATCTGCCACGAACACATCGATCGTGGTGGTATCAGTCGGATTCGCACCCATACCACCGGACGGGGTGTCTCCAGACCCTGAGTCGACCTCCAGCGTCTCAGCCTGAAGAGCGCCGAGCAAGGCACTAGGGCTGTCGAGAGCCACAGAGCCGAATGAAACCGTCTCGGCTACGCATCCGGTCAGGGAAGCCGTAACAAAGTCCTCTACGGCCAAATCAGCCACAGTCGCATCAGGAGCATTGCCGCCGAGAGATGCCAACAGCGGTAGGTCGGGGAGCGTCACGCCAGACGCGACATCTGAGGCGCTCGACCCGCCTACCGCTGCGGCCGGTTGATCAGCAATGTTGACCCCCGAAACTACAGCGTCGGCAGGAAGGCTTGCCATTGCTGCAGTCGGACCATCGCTGACAGCCGTATCGGTAAGCGTACCGTCCGGGAGCGCGCCGGTCAGCGAAGTGGATACCCCATCAACGAGCACAACATCATACTGTACAGATTCAGCCAGATTGCCTGCAACTACAGCATTCGGCGCGTCAAACGCCAACACTGCGGAGCCGACACTTTCCCCAACAATTACCGCGCCAAGGGACGCTGAGGCGCTGTCAGCCGCAAGCAGGATATCAATCGCAAGCGTATCAACAGGGCTTCCGGCGACGCTCCCCGAGGCAGTGTCAGCAACATCAACGCCGGATGTGGCCGATTCGAGGCTCAGCCCTTCCAAGGCAGCCATGGGGACGTCTCCGACCAGCATATCTACGCTAATCGGCTCGATTAAGGCTGTCCCGAGAGCAGCGGACGCGGCATCTGATATGGCAACATTGATCGTTACGTTTTCGCTGGTCGACCCGAGCAATGACCCTGACGGGGAGTCGGCCAGGATCTGATCAATGACCGCCGACTCGCTTAGAAGGCCGCTAAGGCTCGCTGAAGGGGTATCCCCCACCGAGACCCCAGCCTGGACCGTTTCAAGCGTGTACGTGGCTCCTAGGGCCGCAGAAACAGCATCCAGGGTAATCTGATCGATGACGCTGAACTCGGTAGCCTGTGCGGCAACACTCGCTGACGCGAGATCGATGATGGAGACGTTGGACACGGCTGGGCCGAGGAAGCCGACATTGGACAGCCCCTGATCGTCCAGCCAATACGGGCCAACATTGGAGAAGGCTGCCCCGATACCCCATCGGATCTCGTCAAAGTTCCCTGCACCGAAGTTGCTGGTTCCGCTGAACGTCTCGTCAGGCGTAGTGGAATCAACACTGGAGAACCACTTGAGCGCCCACGCGCCGGTACCGCCTGCGCTCACCTGCCACTCAACACGGAAGGGGGTGTTGCTCGGCACAGTGATCGTGCCCGTGGCGACCTGAGCATTGCTAGCGTTCTGCATGCTGATCTTGCCAGTGGAGGTCAGAAGCACACGGAACGCATTCGCGCTCGACACGAGCCCACGGCAGAAAGGCACTGCAGCGCTTGGGGTGGATGTGACCGTCAGGCAGGCTCTCCCATACAGCACGGATTGCGCCGATCCGAGAACGCCTGCAGCCGTCCAGGCGCCATACGCAGACGTACTTGTCGTGCCGCACTGGCACTTGATCGCCAGCGATCCGTGCGACGGGTGGGAATTGTCCCACATGAATGTGGAGAGCGAGCCGATAGAGACGTTGTCAAAGTCCGTCCCAGATCCGGCGCTGCCTGGTGCAACATTGCTGCCGTTTGTTCCTGCCTCGTTGTCCTGAGTCCAGGTAGTCACCGAGCCTCCTAGGGCTTATGAGCAGATATGGGGCGTTTGTTCAGCCGTGATCGACAGCGAACAAACGCCCCATAACCGGTTGGCGCTCTACGGCAGGAAGAACGTCAGCACGCCCTGAACGCTGTTCAGCGTGACCTGGAACGTTCCGCCTCCGCCCGTCTTGTCCGAGCCAAAATCCACATACCCGAGTAGCGGCTGGGTGGCTGCGGTACCGGCCGACCGGTCAGACAGGACCGCGTACCGGCACGGCCCGAAGGTGGCTGAGGCCCAGGAGGGGTTGGCGCAGGTGAACGTCGCAGCGCCCGACCCGACACACTCCCACGTCACCGTACCGTCCACGGTCGCGCCGCCCAGCACGGTGCCGAGAGTGGTGGTCGTACCAGCCGAATTCCCTGCCACGGCGCAGCGGTACAGGAAGCCGTTGCCCACAGCCGGGCGAACTACATCGCCCACAGCGTACGCGGTCGAGTTGGCACGCTGGACCGACCAGCTGTTAGCCGCCGTGTACGTCATGGCGCGCGAGGATGCGGCCAGTCCGCCTGACGTGTAGCCTCCGCCTGTAGCCAGTTCGTTCGTGAGGTCCGAGACGTACGCGTGCGTGTCGAGGTTCGGCGTGTAGGAGTTGGTGTGGAGCGTCCAGGTGAGGCTGTCCGTGTCAAAATCGACCTCTTTGTTGAACGCCTTGACCGGAAGCTGGCGATATTGATGCATCTGTTACCCCTTCGGGATCTGCGGAAGTACGGTGGTCTCCTCGGACAGGACCGGCGCAGGCGCTCCGCCCGACCGGCGAATCGTCTGCAGCGCGGAATCGATCAGCTGCTGGTCCTTGACCGGCGCAGTCTTCGCTACGAGATCAGCGATGTGCAGCGCTGCTCCAATCTGCCTCGCTACCTTGCCAAGCTCGTCTGCCTTCGTGTTCGTCGTGGCAAACGTCAGTGCGCCGATCACTATAGTTGCAACAATTGCCGGGAGCAGCGCATGGAGAGCGCCCATGCTCGGCTCGCTCTGCCAGTACATCGCGCCTCCGGCCGAGATCCCAGCCACCAGCGCCTTGTTCATCTCCCCCAGGGTCACCTGGATACCTCCGTGTCAATGATGATTGTGCCTTGTACTACTCGCAGTGCTCGGGTGGCATCGTCCGAAGGTGCTATGACGATGTCATAGACCCCGTTGGTCATCTCTGCCCCCAGGATCTCAGCGGCGTCAGCCGGGATGTCAACGGTGACCTGGCTCGCAGGCCCAGAGACCGTTGCATAATCGCTGAGGTCAGCGATCAGGACGCCAGTCGCGCTCCTATTCGACCGCATCTGCATCTCGGCCGTCCAGTCGGTGAAATCCGTCTCCCAGTCGCAGGTGATATCAATCACCAGCCGGTACCTCGACCCAGCCATGATGATGAGATCGGCCAAGGTAGGCCGGAACAGCGGAACCGGATGCGTCATTGCGCGCCTCCGAATTGGTCGCTACCGCTGTTGTCTGTCGGATCGGTCGATCCGTCCGGGTTGACCCCCGCAGCCAGCTCTGCGTTGACCCTAGCGGCTTCGGCGTCCGCGTCAGCGGTAATCTGATCAAGCATGTTCGTCGGGAAGTTGTAGCCCAGCTTCTCCTTGAGCACCTGGACCGCATACTCCTTCGACATCAGTCCTTGCTTCACCAGCGTCGTGACCTCGGTGACGATGCCGTTCCGGTCGATCGGCAGCGGGTCATCGAATCCGTTGGATACCGAGATGTCGTCAGCGATCACCGCTCCGTCGACAGCCGCCCACATCTGCAGAAGGTCGTTGCCCATCTCGTCCAAGACGGTCATCAACTCCCCTTCCTTCTCGGCGTTCTTGGCGAGGATCGGCGCCATGTCCAGCCGAAGCGCGACGCCTGACGCGGCCACAGTAGCGTCCACATTCCCAACCGCTACCGCGCTCAGGCCCGCCGACTCGTCCATCCACTGGCTCACCTTGTCCAGATGTTCCTGGAACGGCTGCAGCTTGTCGAGTCCGGCCACCCGCTGAAACACCTGGCCCTCTTTGAGTTCCAGGACGTACCCGGGCTCAATGAACCAATCCGTCTCTTCGCCGGTATCGCCGTCAACCGGGCGTGGAGCAGTCGTGACATACATGCCGAGACCCTGCAGCGCCAACGCAATATCCTCGTCAGACGCAGCCTGATTCAGCCCGGCAATCAGCGTCTCCATACCGGAAATCTCGCTGGTCCCGAATCGCTCCTCATCCTGCCGATTGTTGGCCGCATGGTATACCGGCAACTTATTGACGCTCGCCGGAAGCAGGCCGCCCGCTAGCACCGCTGCCATCTGCGGCTGGTTGAACTCCTCGGGCACCGGAAGCTCTTTCAGCGCAGGGTGTCCCGGCCAGCGATCGTCCCAGGCGTTCACCTCGAAGAATCGCAGCTGCGAGAAGACACGGCGCTGACCCGTCTGGTCCAACTGATAGCGGTATTCCTGCCGCATTGCGATCGTCTCAGCGTCTTCGCCGACCGTGACCAGGTTGACGATGTATACGCCTAGCAGGCGCTCGGGGTCGGTGATGTCCTCGATGGGGAAGAACGTGCGCGGATTGATCTCTACAATCCGTATGCGCTGCCCGGCAGGCGCGCTGAGGTCTGCGAAGATGTGGAACACCGCGTCTCCGCGCTTCAGCATTCCCCGCTTGAACGAGAAATACTTTGCAGGGACGCGATTGATCGTGTAGCACCCCGACAGCCATGCCCGGGCGGCTTCCGCCTCCTGCGCGTTCGTAGCGGCCGAGGTAATGGTCCAGTTCCAGCCTACGCCGAGATACCGATTGGTAGCCTCGATGATTCGCCGAGATGATGGCACGTAGAGCGGAGCGTCATTGGTCCCGCGCATGGCGATAGCGAACGTCGTCGGAACGTTCGCATACATGTCGTCGTACGCGTCATAGGCTGCAACTCTGACCTGGTCATCGGGATCGTTGACCCATGCCGGCATTGCACGCCCCAGCGTCACATTGACGCTGTTGTATTTGGTGATCGTCGTCCCAGCCATATGTCCTCCTGGCACAGAGCCTACCGGCGCACCGGCCGTCTTGCGCCTACCCTGGCTCGGGATTGCCGCGTTGGGGACTTCTGCGCCCAGATCGAGCCGAAGTGCCCGGCCATGAATCGGCCTAGCGCTTCGGGCGTGTGGTCATCCTTCTTCATTGGGGCCTCTGGGGCCTCCCGGTCCATGTCTGCCGCCTCTTCGGCTGACTTCGGATACCGGTAGGCATTGAACTCGCGGATCATGTTCTTGCACGATCGGTCGATCTGGAGTCGCGGCACCCATTCCGGGTGGCTCGGATCGAAATGTGCCACCTTCGGGTCCGGCTTGAGCATCTGCCGGATCAGATCAATGCGGTCTTTGATAGGCCCACCTGTACCACCAAAGCTTGGCACCTCCAGCAATTGCGATAGTCGCACGCTCCGATCAGGTTCAGCGGGATCTGGGTACATACCGAGAAGGGTGGCAGGAGCGAGCCCCCTGCCTTTAATCTCGTCTGCAGCCTCTTCTGTTGTCCGACCAACCTCATAGTATTCGCGTAGCACTCGCACGTTCTCGTTGAACGGGTCCACTTGAATAAGCAACCAGACGAATGGATTGGTAAACCCATAGTCAATTGCTGAGTAGGTCTTCCAGGTCGGATCGAATGACAGATCTGCAACGTGGACCTCTTCATCAAAGTCCTTGAAGACTCGGCCGACGAACTCATTGAACATTGCTGCGATCTCTTGCTTGAAGATTTCCGTTGGAAGGTCGAGCGCCATAGCCACAATCTCGGGATCAATGCCAAGCATCTCGCCCATCTTCTGCCACGAGTCAATAACAGCCTCGCCCCAGGCTTCATTGCTGATGATGCTGAGCAGGGGCGAGTCAACCGGAAGCTCGCGCGGTATGTCACGCTTGCGAATGGCCGACAGAAGAACGTCAACCGCTACATCGCCCATCGCGCCATGCGACTTCTGGCCACGATAGACGTACGGGTTTGCCCAAGACGGAGCGCGCCAGGAATCCCAATCCGGGCGCATCGGGTCCTGCCCGGCCTGCCACATCTGATAGAACCAATTGCGGCCTTCCGGAGTGGAGCCCATAAACGTCCACCCGCCGAAATCTGCCAGCGCCGGACGGATGAACTTCGGGTACACAGTCGGCCGGAGCTTCGCGGCTTCAGACAGCACAACGCCCGACAGCCCTTCACCAACCAACGTTTCAGGGTGCTTCGCCGACAGCGCATCGATGATGAAGCGTCCGCCCCACAGGCTGATGTGCATGTCGCCCGTCTGCGGATTGTTGTACGTTCCAGGCTTGTCGAAGGGAACACCGAGCGAACGCAAAGCGTCGTACACCACTCGGAATTCCTTCTCTGAATCGCTGTACTCCGGCCCGACGATCCAGTACCGGCGCTGCTTGTGCTGCTCCTCCAGCCATTCCCTCTCTTCAAGTGCAGTAAAGGCGTACGGGACGAGAGACATGCCGCCAACTTGGCTCTTCCCGGCCCGCCGACCGGCAGCCAGAACCTTGTTACGCGCACGACTCTTGGCGACGCTCTTCTGCAGCTTATGCGGCTTCCACTTCGACCGCCGCCACATCTCGCGTCGCAAGACCCGCGCCAAGCGCGTTTGCCTCTCGTCCCGCTTGCTCATCTCATCGACCCCAGGGGTTGTTCTTGCGCAGGTGGATGGATGCCCATACCAATACCGCCGAGGCACCAAGAATGATGCCGATCACAATCAGCGCAAGGGCTTTGGCGAGCGTCATCCCTCATCATCCCGCACCTGCGCCGAGATCACGCGGGCCTGGATAATCTGCGCTGCGTATGCGTACATCCCCAGCACCTCCCAGGCCGCGAGCCCATCGCTGGACTCTGTGAACACCTTGATCGAGCCGTCCGCCTCCATCGTCTCGCACACCAGAGACCAACGAGAAGGCGTTGACCCGTCGTGATCGTGCAGCGCGCCGGAAACCGCGCCGTGCAGCCGCTCCGTGAGCGTTAGGGGCGCTCCGGACACACTGCGGGCGACTTGCTCAGGCGTCAGCGGGCGCTCGGACTTCTGTTCTGCCTCGCGCTCGCAGCCATCGGTGACGCACTTAGCCAGCCAAACGCAATCCGCGCAAGGAACCTTTCCCATCAGTATCCCTCCACAGGGCTGTCGCGCCAGAAGCACTCGCGATAGTTCTTGCAGATCTGGATGATCGTGCCGTACCTCGGTGATACCGGCTCGATCTCGTCTGGCCGCTTGGCCTTCCTGCAGGCGTCACAGACGATCAGGTGTACGGTCGGCCCGATGGTCTTCCCCATTACACGGGCCGAGCGATGCTGCGAGCGGCCTCCGGTACCCAGTAGTCCACCACACCCAAGACGCGGTGGTCCTTCGGGTACACGATCGACCGGCCGTACATATCCGTGCCAAGGCGCTGACCGGGCTGCAGGAACTTGTTGCCGACAGACGGACCGTTGCAGCTTTCCGATCCGGTGCACCGATCGCCCTTATGGCGACCGTGCTCACAGCGGTCGAGCGCCAGCAGTAAAGCTGCCAGAGCCCGGTCAGCGTCTCTCATTGCGTTGCCTCCTGTGCAGTTTCAAGGTGCTCGGAGTCGACCTTGCAATCGCTGCAAAGCCACCGAGTTTCGTTCGTGTGCATTCCGGTGTAGTACGCCCGCACTTCGTGACCTGTTGCAGCTGCGTGATCCGCGCCTTCCTTCGGCACGGGCAGCAGCCCTTCCCCTGGGTCCCAGTGCGGTGCATTCGGATTGGGGCTATCCGGCGTACTTGCAATCACCGTCTCGCCTTCCACTTACTCCTCCTTCACCATCGCTCTCGCGAGCTTCCACACGCACTTGGCACTTGGTGTGACAAGCTCCGTGTGCTCGTACTCTTCAGCAGCCGCGCGGAACATCTCGCCCATACGCTGGCTGACGATCATGTCCCACCGGTCGGCTCCAGGCTCTTCAGCCTCGACCACTTCCGCGCAGGCCACAAGCTTCTCGGACTTGGTCTTGCAGCGTATCCAGCGCGCGGTCAGATCCTCATCACTGGTATCCGCGCCGCTGTGCTCGCCCATCAATCCCCCTTGTTCTTCTTGCGCTTGGACTTCCCCGACAGTCCATCTCCGATTGCGCGTAGCGCCTCCTGCCAAGGCTTCACCTCGATGGTGACGCTTTGCTTACCGTCCAGGCCCGCACGATCGAGAATCGCGAGCATGGCCCTGATCCGGTTGGCATCCTCTACGCCCTTCTTGTCAAAGGCCATATTGATCAGGCCCTTCACTGCGAGATCAGATGCCGCAAGGAGACGCTTCTCAGCGGCTAGCTTGACCATAGGCAATTGCCCGCCGTGAGACAGACAGACTTTAGCGCCTCGCAGCGCGAGCTTCCTACATCTCTGCCCCTCGTACGGGCCACTACGGATCTTTGCCCGACAGCGCCTGTTCTTCGGAGGGACGGCCAGCCAGTGCTCTTCCACGCGGCCGTCCGGGAACTTGGCGACATACTTCTGGCGCTTGCCCTTCTTGGTGGCCCACCGCTCCTGGCCAATCCCGGGCGTACCCGGTTTGCCTCCGAGGTCAAGCGGCTTATTGGGATCTCGGCTCTCGACAGAGTGCCGTTCAGCCCGCGCCAGGTCCTTCGCCTTGCGCGCTGCAACAGACTCAGGGCCTGGCGCGTTCTTGCCCATTACACACCTCTAGAATGTCCGTAGACGAATTTGACCGGGTGAACCCTACCGGATGGACGGATCGGCCGGGTAGCAGCCTCCTCGGCCAAACTAGGACCGTTTCTGGGCGCCTCGAACCGGATTGACAGGCGGGACAGCCGACAGCCCTGGCTCGCTCCTGCTGTACGACGCAGGATCTCCAATGCGCCTTGGGTCAGGCGCTGAGGTCGACTCTGGATCTGTGGCATACACACTCCAAACTTCCTCTACACCACTAAGCACTGCATTCTCGATATTCAGCGGTTGCACCATTCCCTCGCCCCCGCTGAACTCGCCATCACTCGCGTACTTTCCACGCGCCATCGGTCCACATCCTCTCAACCCGCTGGAATCGCATTCCAATCCATTCGGACCACACCACTCGGATCACGCCTCCAGCAGCCATCAGCTTCCAGCAATCGGGACACGGCTCTGTTGTCACATACATTGTACCTGCCACAGACGGAATCCCCCTGAACGAATGCAGCAATGCATTCGCCTCCGCGTGCACAGCAATGCACCTCCCACCCTCCACACTCCCGTCGTACGCGCTCCCGGGCGCAATCTCGTCATTCGACCGCAGCCCACGCGGGCACCCTCCATCCAAACACGATTCAGCAGACTTGCTCGGCGCGCCATTGTATCCAGATCCAATGATCCGATTGGAAGTCGATTCCACCAACAGCGCGCCAACCATCCTCCTTGTGCAATCAGCCCTCCGGCTCACAGCCCAGGCAATCGCCATGAAGTAGTCGTCCCATCCAATTCTCCCCATCTCCAGATCCATATTCACATCCATCCCCCTAACGCTCGAAATCTGCATTTCCGACATGACCGTTTCTCCTAACGATCTTGGGAACCACTCGAAAAAAACTTTCCGCACGCGTTGCGCTCGGACGCGTAATGCGCGCGTATCGCGTACGGAAGTTTAGTAATATAGTGGTTACTCTGGTTATAGTGGTTACTACATATATATCTATTAGGGAAAACATGCACTTTACATGTAAACTCTATTGGTTACCTACTGGTTCTGCACAAGTTCCCAGGAACCAGTAGGGGGAACCGGACCGGTTCCCAGGTTTTTACCAATCATCCGAACTGACCCATAGCGATAGACTCCCAGTTCTCGCGCAATTGCAGCCCTATCCTCATTCGCACTTTCCCACCCTCTATGGATACCGTCTTTTGCTGATATCCATTCGCATGCAGCGCCTTCGCGAACGCAATCGGAGACATGCGGTCGCGCCCTTGCAGCTTGGCGTTGTCCTGCCAAAGTTCCCAAGCCTCTGCAAGCTTTGGCGGTCTTTCCATGTATTCATCCCCGACTTTGCACACGTTCGCAATGAACGCATCCAGTTCACTCATCTCACTGGTGAACCTCTCGTGCGCCTTCCAGGCCTCCGGGGGCGAGGCCAAACCCTCCTCAATACCCATCTGCATCAACTCGTTGTAGCCTTCCACAGCCCATCGGAGGATCGCCGGTCCAGCCTCCCGCACGAGCCGTCCGGCGAGCATGATGTCCACTTCAGCCTTCGACAGCTCCTCGTCCCAGGGCACGACGATCAACCGTCGCCGGACCGCCTTGTCAGCGCCCTCGATGGACGGTACGGAGTTTGTCATGAGCCATGGGGTAAAGGCCGGTACCCGCTCGATCGCAGCCTTAGCGAAGGGCCTACGGGCCGAGATGATGCCCGCGCCGGTCATCCGCTTGAGCTGATCCGGGTGCAGCTTCCAGTTCCGCGACGCCTCATCAATGAATATGACGCGCTTGAAGATCGCATCCGCCAGGTCTGCACGCGGGCGCTCGTCCTGATTGTCGCGGAAGATTGTCAGGTTCGCCGTTCCAGAATACTGACCAAGCGCAGCCTGAACTGCGCCCATAAACGTGCCCTTCCCTGTTGTAGTCTCGCCGAGGCAGATGATAATGCGTCGCGCCGGATTGCTTCCGAGGAGTGAATACCCGACCAGTCGGCCGAGCCAGGCGCGGACATCTGCGGAGGGTTGGACCCGTTCAAGGAACCGGTCCCACTCGGCAGAGACTGCGCCGGGGACGTATTCAGCAGATGTGCAGAAGGTGAGCATGTCGCCACGATTGAGGAGTCGCCGGAAACTTGCACCTTCCGGTCCCAGGCGCAATACCCCATTCGGGCAGCCAAGCAATGATCCATCGGCATCGAAGGCGCTGGACAGGACCGAGGCACCCGGTCGTCCTCGGTAGAGCTGGAGGGTGGAGGCGATTCCGGCAGGCTTCTGCGCTGTTCGCCAGAAGGCTTTGACAACGGATTTCTGTTTGGGATCGAACGCATCATCCTTCTCCACGGTCGCCAAAAGGTTGTTCAATGACTTGATAGCCCAGCGCTCGGGCTGGATCTTGTTCTCGCGCCACAGCCCGGTCTCGGAATCCCAGATGATCCAGGACTCCATGTCCTCCTGCCAGAGCAGTCGGCCCTCTACCGTCTCCGCGAGCCGCGCGACGTTCCCCAGCTCTGTCAGCTCCAGATCGGACGAGGTGCCTTCTACGGACGACTTGGAGCGGATTGTCCCTCCGGCGATCAGGTCGCAGGGATCAGCCGACTCCAGCGAGCCTTCCGCAGCCACCTTCCCCATTCCGCGCTGGACGAGCCGCGCCCATTCTCCTTTGGCCTCTCGCTCGTTGCCCCGGCGCTGCTCTACGGCTACCAGGAACGCCTTCCGCAGCTCCCCGAGAGCCCAGGAGACACCGGCATGCCCTGCGCCGGAATCCCGCAGCACGCCCCAAGCCGCATCCCGCGCGACGTCGTGCCCTCCGCCGTCATCCCCACTCTTCATCAGCTTCAGCTTCGAGGCGTTGACGAACGCGCGCATCGACTTGCAGGGCACATCCGGCTCAGGCCGGTCCGAGAGCCACCGCGCCATATCCGACGCGTCCATATCCTCCACGGCGCGGAGCACCCATTTCGCACCCGAGGTGAGGCCCTTGACCCAAGTCTTAGGCATCTTCGGAAGCTCGGCCGGACTGGGGGCGTAGTCGGTGACGCGCTTGCCTTTGAGGTTGATCCAGCCGTACTCGCGGCCTTCCGGGTGAATCGACGGATACACCATTGCGTACCGGTGATCCCAGCGAACCACCTCGATCCCTGGTCCAACCGTTCCTGGCCACGCTAGACCCTCCGGAACGCGGAACAGGCGGATTCCCGAAGGCAGAGAGCGCGACGTCGTGATCCAGGTAGCCGGGAGCTTGCCCCACTTCTCCTCGGCCTCCGCCAAGGACTTCTCGCCCGCCTTCTCGCCATACGCATCAACATCGATGCCAATCACATTCTTGGGCATGCGAAGCGCGATGTTGGACGGCGTGTACGTCATCTTGCCAACGTGGACCGGCTCGCCTTTCAACCACTTACGCAATTGAAGCTCGTCCACGTACCGGCCGAGCGCGCCGGTGAACTCGTTTGGAACTGGGGACTTCTCGCGAGCCGCCAGCGGTATAGGGGACCATCCCATATCGCGATAGATCTGTGCTGCGCGCATAAACGGCGCATTCAGATTGCGGCCCTTAGCCATTGGTGCACACTTTTATATGCCAGCCTTCCGGGGGATGCGAAAGAAGGGAAATCGTACGCGCTCTATCGGACGAGCGACGGGAACACTTCTCTGCACAAAGCACGATTCATCTTGACTCTCCTCCAGAATGTGAAGTTATGGCGGGTGGCATCGCGAGCGTGCGGCTTTCCGCGCGTCTGCTCCAGGTATCCAATATCATCCAGCCGCGCGTCCGTCATGGTTGTCTTCGCCAGCGCGGCCGTCTGGTTCATGACACGGTTCTTCCGGCCGAGTCCATAACGCAGCGCCGCGTTGATGCGGACCGGCGACAGCAATGACTCGGAAGTGTTATTCTGCAACAGGATGAACTGCTCGGTCACCTTCGCCGCGCCGGGCCAGCGCTTCACCAAGTCAATCATCTGATCAACCTGGTCGAACTCGCTGCCCATGAACTGCCCGCAGGCGAAGTGCGTGATGTTCTCCATGATCTTGTATTTGCTGTCCCTGACAGCGAGAGGGTGGACCGAGGAAACGGCCCACCCAGTCACGCCACCAGGATCGAATGAAATGACCGTAGGGTCACCGCTGCTGCCGTCGTATAGCACGTCAGGCCGCCCGCGCTTCACCTTGGACACCGTTCGCCTCCTGTTTAGTTGTAGCGGGGTGCAGTTCTGTTGCTAGCTAGCGCATCGGCCAGCCATCACCTTCCAGGCAGAAGTTGCGAACGCGCTTCTTTTCCTTGCGAGGGATACGACGTACCTCGATACCCAGGCCGGTCGCTTTGTCGAGCGACTTCCGCCAGGAGTACGACAGCATGTACAGTTCGTATGTCGACGCGACCGCTTCGCGCCGGTCGGACGACTTCGACTTCAAAGTGATGTAGCGGACGTCAGGCGGCCAGCAGCGCGTGCAATCGTGTCGCTTAGTCATTGGGGAGTCCAGGCTTTCGCGCGTCCTTCAGCTCCTTCGCCCGCGAGCGGACGGGAGCCGAAGGCGGAGACACAGGCTTCATCTCGACGTAACTCATGTCCGCGTTCATCAGCGCCAGACAGAACTCCTCGATCATCGCGAACAGCATCCGGATGGGCTGGTTGAGAGCGGTGCAGGATCGCAGTTCAGGATGCCGGTATTCCTCCCACTCAGCCGCGTACCCGAGCGCCTTCGCTACACGCTCCGGCTCCCGGCTCATGAGATCGTTGGCCCACTCCTCAACAATGGATTCCTGCGAGCCCTCAGACGCCTCATAGTATTCCGGGACGTCTTTGGTCATCCGGTTGGAGAAGCCCTGCATACGCAGCCTCTCCTGCTCCATCTCGTCGATCCACTCGTACTCGCGCGGGATGATGCCTTCGTTCTCCAAAGCGTACTCATTCCGGTTCTCGATCGCAGACAGAAGGCTATCCCGGTACATCATGCGGAGAGACGAGGTGAAATTGCCACCCTTCTTCTCGGCTTCTGCCCACATCGTCGCAGCCATGAGGACCGTCCGGGCATGCTCGTCCGGCATCTTCGGAACCAGTCGGTACTCCCGCCGCATCTGATCGATCTGCTTCGCGAGCCCCTTGCCCGCGAGCGTTCCCCGCCGCGCGGACGTCGAGAATAACGCTAGCAGGTTGGTTCCTGCGGGGCCTGGCGTTTCTTCGCCCTCATGAAACAGGCGCTCTATGGCCCGCTCGACGGTCGCGCGAACATGCGTCGGAGGCTCTGGGCTGGAGAAGTGAACAGTGATGAAGTATTCGTGGACCTGCCCCGGCTCAGTCACCGTTTGCCGCCTTGCGCGGGTGCGGCAGGGGGATCGAGGCCAGAAGCTCGCGGAGCTTCGCCTCACGATGGTGCAGGCTGACCGTGCACAGTTCCTCGGCGTTTGTCAGGCAGAACGTGATCATCTGCTCCAGCCCGAGCGAACGCTGAATCAGCAGGTTGAACTCGGCGCCCTTCGCAGCGATCATCGTGATCAGATCACCTTCGATCCGGCGCATCTCCTGCCACATGATCCACTCGCGCCGGGTGGCCGGTTGGGTGCTGACTACGGTGCGATGACCGTTCTCGTCCGGCTCGCTGAGACGATCGATCCAGCAGTTGTCCTCGTCCGTCCCCCGGACAACGAAGCCAAGAGGGGCGAAGATTGCCCGCGCGGTGTTCACCGCAGCCGTCTGGGCATCCCGCTGAATCACCTTGAGATTGACATCGATATCAACGCTACGAGGCATTTCAGCCATCAGATAATTCCAATCATTCCGAAGTATATTGC